GCTCAACAGCAGTACCGAACATGAAAGACTGGATTCAAGGTTTAACTGATAAAGACCGAGAATCCTTTCTTACATTCTGCAAACGGACCAACTCTCCGATCCAAATGTACCTGTATTCCCGGTTCCTCGGGTTTACAGGTAGCATCGTTGATTGCGATGAGTGGTCAAAAAAAGAGTACAGAAAAAGAGACTTCAACGGTTTGTTGGAAATGGAGATCGACTCCATGCAGCAGGATATTGCCAAGCTGCGTGAAGCTATCGACATGGGGATGGTGAAGCAGGATATGGGCACCTCTCGGATTGCGATGATGCAAAAGGAGCTCCGTGGTGCGATCAAGCAACTGAATGACGAGAAAATTCTCCTCGATAAGCAGGGTTTAATCCTCGCTGGTGCGGACCGAGCGCTTCGTGAGATGCTTTCAATCTTCCGAGACGATCCAATTGAAGGGCCACTCCAAGAAGCCTCGATGGGTGTCTGGACAAAGATTCTGCAGGAAGAATCTTAAAAATCAGTACGCTATGCTACGGGCATGGCAGGTACGAATCTTTATAGCGTCTATCGGCGCACGGCTAGAGCTGCAGCTCAAAAACGAGTTGTCAAACACTCTTCGACCGTTGATGTAGATCGAGCACGTAAAGATTTTGGTTATTTCTGTGAGGTGGTGGGTGACAAGCCTCCAGCAGCGCACCACAAAGAATGGCATCAATACCTATGTACAGGTGACGATAGCGAATGTTTGGTGGGCATTGCTGGCCCAAACGTAGATATTCTGGCGCCACGCGGCTCAGCAAAATCCACGGTATTAGGTTTGTTTACGGCTTGGGCGATTGGTATTCACGCTCTCGCCAAAAAACCACTCAAGATTCTTTATATTTCGTACACGGTAGATGTTGCTCGCCCCAAGAGTGCTGCCATCAAGCGAATCATTGAAGAGAGTAAAACTTACTCTGAAATTTTTCCAACTGTAAAAATTGCCAAGGGGATCAACTCCAACGAGTATTGGAGTATTGATTGGAAGTTTGCAGGTATCAAATCAACCGGTGAGGAAGAATTCACGGTTTGCTGTGCCGGTCTCAAAGGTGCTGTGACCTCTAAACGTTCTCACCTTTGTATCATCGATGACGCGATCAAGTCGGCCGATGACATTAAAAACAGAGATATTCGCGCCGCCATGGAGGATAACTGGAACTCAGTTATTGTGCCGACCATGTTTGAGGGTGGCCGAGCAATTTGCTTGGGAACTAGATTTCGGCATGATGATATTCACAACTCGACATTTACTCCAGCTAATGACTGGATTCAAATTGTCCAATCAGCAATTACTGTAGATTCCGAAGGTGAGGAAATCTCGTACTGGCCAGCCCTTTGGTCCCTGGAGTATCTACAAGATCGTCGAAGACAGGCACCAATTGCGTTCAGCTTCCAGTATCAGAATCAAATTGTCCAAACCAGTGAGCTATCCCTGTCCCCGGACTTGATTGTTAAAGGCACGATCGGAACCCAGTTCGATTCCTTGGGCGTTGGTGTTGACCTGTCCGCCGGAATTCGAGAACAGAATGACTACACCGTCTTTGTGATGGGCGGACGAGTAGGTCAGAAGATTCATATTATCGACTGCAAACGAATCCGAATAATGGGGAACTTAGAGAAATTGGAAGCCTTGATGGAGATGATGGAAGAATGGGGTGTTGTCCACAAAGACAACGATAGGTATTTCCCAACCGGCAGCAACATTGACATCTGGTCGGAAGCTGTGGCTTACCAAGCATCTCTGGAGGCGGACTTCAAACGAATCTGTCTAGGCGATCACGGTCTGTACAACATGAACTGGCACGCGATCAAAGGATTTCGCGGGGACAAGGTGGCACGCTTCCGGGGCATTATGGGTCTTTTTGAGCAGCGGAAGATTATTTTTAACAAGTATCGGCGATTTGGCCCCCTCACTGATGAGATCGTCAATTTTGGCGTCAGCTCCCATGATGACTGCGTCGACGCTCTTGTTTGGCTTTGCAACGGCCTAATGACCCGAGGCAAACTGGAGCTTGAATTTTAAATTTGGGAGTAAATAGGGATAAAGTATTTTGGACCTAAACTAGGAGAATCCTTTTCCAATGTCCCCCAGCTACTACACTATTGAGCTTGAGCAGGACGCCTACGGCTCCGCAGTAATCCCTCTTCCCGACGAACTGTGCCACGATATGGCCCTTCAACCGAACGAACGCTTCGACGTTGAAGTTGAGGATGACACAATTACACTCAAACGCATTGCTGCTGGCTACGATATTGAAGAATAATCTTGAAGTCATCTAACTCATGAGCGATAGTCCTAAATCAGCACTCGACGCTATCCTCAAGGCAGTTATTACCCGTGATGGTACTGGTCATGCCGATACCATGCTGGTCAATGCCCACCTGTCGCAGATGCGGATGTTCGGCATCCGTCAGGGCGTAGAGTTTTACCCGGCTCAAGATAATTTCGGTACTCAGCGGTTTGATTTTATCCAACAGGTAATCAAGTTCAACAAGCTTGACGCCCGACTGGATTCAATCTGGGATCGCTTTTTAACCTACGGCAAGGGCCTGTTCTATATTCGCCCAACTAAAAAAACTTACCGACTGTACTGGTTCGACAAGGATTCGTATCGAGCCTTCTATTCGCCTGAGGGTGACCTGGAAGAGGTCATTATCATTTATCCATATAAGGTCAAATCCAGCAAAGGCTTCCAGGGTGTTGGTCTGAATACCGATAAGCGCTATATGCGTCTCCGTATCACTGCAACGGAGATTGAAGAATTTCATAGCGAGCAGGAAATCAGTTTTGATATGCCGTCTCTCGAGTACGGCATCTTCGACAAGAAGACTGTAGTCAACACGATGGAGTTTATTCCATGCGTGGAAGTCTTCAACAATCCTGATGCCTTTGGTACCGAAGGTAGCGGAGAGTTTGATTGGATGGCCAACCAAATCATCGCCCACGATGAGATGGTTAAAAATATCCGTGCCAACCTATCTTTCTTCGGAAATCCTACTCTGTTATCCTCGCGCCCTAAGCAAGATATTGTCGAGAGCGGTGATAATGATGTTGCGCAACGTCCGAGTATTGCGAGCGAATCTGGTTTTCAATCGGACTTCTTCCTTTCTAGCTCTACGTATAAACAAGACAACGTAACTAGGCAACCTCCTGGCTACATCGGTCGTCCTGGTAGCGGTATGCGCGTACCCCGTGTGATCGCCAACCTGGAGCCAACCGATCGTGTTGGTTTTATTACTCCAAATGCTGTAAGCACGGATCAGGCTCGGTACTCCGAACAGCTTCGTAGTGAGATCCGGCTTGCTTTGGGTGGTATCGACGACCTTAGTATTACTAACGTCACCGCGACTGAAATTAAATCTGCATATGGACGAGTAAGCGCAACTGCCAAGAAGAAGTGCTTAATGCTGTATACCTATGGCGTTTGTAAGTGCTTCGAATTAATGATTTTCCAGGAAGAACAAATCTTCCGTAAATCCCTAGCTTATGCGTCGGGAATTAAATATCCAGTACCACCAGAGGATCCGAGCGATGAAGCTGCTCGACAAAAGTATGAAAAACAAAAGGTTACTTACGAGAAAAAGTTACAGAAGGCCATTGATCAAGCTATTGAAACCAAGGAAGTTCCTGATGGTGTTCTTGGATTAGCGCCGGATGGTGATCGGACTGTAGACTGGCGTTGGATGGGTCCGGTTTATGAGGATACGGCCCAGGATAAACTCAACCAGTCTATCTTTACCCGAAACCTACAGGAATTAGGGGTTGATAGCATTGAAGCACTGAAGTATTTATTCCCTTCAAAAACGGATGACGAAATCGCGGGCATGCTCTCCGGTTTCCCATTCCGAATGGTAGGGGAAGTACAGAGGGCCTACTCCGCATTTATAGATCTCGTAAATCTAGAAATGCGGACACCACATCCGCAGCAACCGAATTTACCGATGGCTGCGGACCCGAGACTTGATCTCACCCCCTTCCTTTACCGAACACTCGAAAGCCTACAAAAAGAGGTAACCTATGCAGGCCGATACCGCAATGCCGACCCAATCGGCACCCCAAGTATCCCCGACCCAGCCGATCAGCTACGGGGCACCGGTGGCGCAGACGGCGGCTCAAGCGCCAGCGGTTTCAACGACTTCCCAATGGGTGGCGCCTTACCAGCAAATGGCGGCCCCAGCCCCGCAAATGCAGGCCCAGATGGGGGTGAACGGGTACCCATCAGCCCCTACAGCGTCGTACCCCCAAGCACCCCAGGCGCCCCAACAAGCGGAGAATCCGTACAAGGAGGCGTTCAACCGGGTGGTGGGGCTCCTGAGTTCGCCCGTCCAATTCCCCTTCCAGGGTCAACAGTCGAATCTGAGCCCTCAGGTCGATCCGGCCAGTTACGCTTCCCAGCAGGCTCCCCAGTACAGCAACGCGGGGATGCCGACCTCTATGCCTGGGATCAGCAACAACCAGGCCTACTCCAACGCCTCTTCCCAAACTTCTCAGGAAATCAGCCCCCAGCAGCTCCGAGCAAACGGGGTAAGCGAAGCAAGTCTTGAAGTTATTGATCATTTCGGTCCTGATGTTCCGGCGATCCTCAATAACTATGCTTGCCAGCTGGAAGAC